TTCGGCTCAGCGTTTTTGATACCGGGCGCGAAAAACGGATACTTAGCTTCTGTCGCGCCTTTGTAGTTGTTCTGATAGCCCTTTTGCCCGCCGGACATGACCACAGCGGAATAGGCCCCCGGGCCGGCCGAGCGGGGAACCTTGCTACCGCGAATCGAGCGGGCCAGGTCACCGGTCAGCTTTCCGGGCCCGCCGGACTTCTTTACGACCTTCGGATTCAGCATGAGATTCACGCCTTGCCCGGTATTAGAAGACGCTCCCCGGTGATCCCAGCGCGGACGGCCACGCATTCGGGACTTGATTGACGTCTTTGCCACGCCCTGGACCTTTTTCAGCGCGTACTTTGTGCCTACGTCCACTTTGCGCTGCACCTTGCGGATAACCGCATTCAGCTCTTTGGTCCCGTGCACGCTGGCGCCGAAACTATCCATTTCGCGCCGCCTCTTCCTTGTTACGCCGGGCGGTGGACACGGCGTCGTCAACAGCGAGCAACCAATCCAGCTCAATGGCGGATTCGCCTTCAAGGTCGGACGGGCGACAGTGCAGCAGTGTGCAAAGTCGCCACGTCCGGTACTCGTCCATCGGCAGTTCATCCGGCGCGAAGTTGAACGACCCCTCTAGCGCCTGGCTTAGACGCCGGAGGGAACGGTAGGGGAATCGGCGTCCGGCGTCGGCTCGAAGTTCGGCATGAGATCCTTGAGGTACGGGGCACACGCCGTGCGCAGTGCGTCTAGGTCCCGTCCGGGGAGATCCTGCGCCGAGTCAGCGGACACGGGAAAGGGATACGACCAACCCCGGACGACCGCGCCGATTAGGGAGTCATTCAGCTCTTCGAGTAGGTCGAACGCCTCGCCCATGCCGCCCGCGATAGCCAGTTGCTGATCCGGAGTCAGCTCGCCGCCTAGGGACTTCTGTGCGGCTTCCGCTTCCTTGATGGCAGCGACGAACGAGGGAAGCGCGGCGAGCTTGGCCTGAATGCGCTTGATCGGTCGCCGCTGACGCTCGGTCACGTCGACAGCGTCCCGCAGGTCAGCGGAGGCGCCGGAGGGTAGAGTCACGTGCTCGGCCATTACTTGTACGTCCCTGAAGTGATTGCATTCTGAAGAGTGACCTTGATCGGCGAGTAGCCGCCGGAAGCGCCGATGTCGGTGCTGTTCGCAACTGCCTTGAAGGAAATCGGCAGTTCGACGTAGTCCTTACCGCGCGAAATGTCGGCGGACTCGTACACGACATTGGTCATGTGCAGCTTGAGCTGCTGGACAGCCGCACCCGTACCGGTCGTGAAATTCACGTCAAGCGCGGGGGTCGAACTGTTCAAGTAGTTGGTCAGCTGCGTCTCGTCTTCCATCACAAGCGTGAGCTTGCCTGAGACGCTGACCGGACCGGACCACAGCGCATGCGGAGCCTGAGAACCGTCGACAGTGTCGACCACGCTGACGGGCCGCTTGATCTGAATATTTCCGTCTAGGACGGACAGGTTCGCGCTGCCGCCGATCGTCACAGCGCCTATCCAACCCGCGAGGGGCTGAACATTGGTGAACGACGCGGTGGGGGCCGTGGTAGGGACCGACGGAAGCGCGACAGCCTTGGCCGAGTAGGTCAGTAGGCCATCCGCGTTGAACTTGATATCCAGGTCGCTGAACTTCGCACCCGGATACTGCCGCGTGTTGATGCTGTAGGCATCCGTGATGGTGTAGGACGGGGTCTGACCATCGCCGGTATTCAGCACGGCCATCGCGTGCGTGAACGGGGCAGATGCGCCGGTCGTAGTGACGTCACCCAGAACGCCGGCCAGCAGGAATCCGAAGGTGTCCGCGAAGACGTCGCCCGCAAAGTCAAACGTACTGTGCTTGACGGTCTGGATCTCGCCGTACACGTCTACCATAGCGCCGCGTAGGCCCTTGTCCTGCGCGAGCTTGACGACATCCTTAGGGGTCGGCGGGCTGATCGGCAGGAAATTGGTGGCCGCTACGGGGGTGCCAAAAGTCGTTTCCTTGGCAATCCCCATAACCGTAGCGGCTGTGGGACGAATACCCATGATTACCCCTCTAGCGGTTCAGGAACGAAAGCATTGACGGTTGGTGCAGAGCCCGGCGTTTCGGACCATCGGCCGTCGTCGGGAAGTTCGGGGAGGTCGACCACCAGTCCCGGGGTCGCATTGACTCCCAGCGAGGGGTAATAGCGGTCATCCTCGCCCGCGTAGGTGCACAGCGGCATAGGTCACTCCAAGGGGGTCACGTACCAAATTTGGTACGTGGTCGGCTAGATGCGGTTGAAGCACTCAATCTCGATCAGGCCCGTAGCGCGTCGGCCCATGTGCGCCGGATCCTCCTCAACGTCGACAGCGACGGAGTGAGGTTTCGCGACCAGCACGCGACCCCCGAGCGACGGATCGCCCCGCAGTACGGCGATGATCGAATCGCATAGCGCGCTGGCTTGGATGTAAGCAGCCTGCGAGGTGGGGTCGTCTCCGCCCCGAAAGACGTCCACGACGATTTCCAGCGTGTACCGCTCGTCAAGCCAACCGGCCCCACCACCGCCGACCAGCGCCATGACGCCAACCTGTGAGGTGGTCTTGCCGACGGCCACAATGTCGTCAGGCTGACCGGCCCCCGGGTCGTCAAAGCAGACCAGCAGAGATGATGTCTTACTGAACGGGTCCGGCGTGAGTTGCGCCGTGAGCGTGTCGTAGAAGTACTGACGGACGCTCGGGGCGGAAGACGTAGGAATGGTCATTACGCGATTCCCGGGGGTCGGCGGACGGGCGACCAGAGCTCTATCACCCGGTCGGGCAGCGCAAAGCCCATCGGAGTTCCCGCGCTGTCGCCGTCCATAGTTGCGCCGCCGAACTTCGGCCGGCCGGACTGCTGCGTCTGCTGCCAGAGGTGGCGAATCAGCTCAAGCGCGCCGAGACGGACCGTGAAGGGAACCTGACCGCCGCGACCCGCTGTGTAGACAAGTTTGATGTTCTTCGAACCGGCCGCGAACAGGGCGGCATCGCCACCAAATGTCCGGCGGGTGAGAGTCCCGGTCGTGTAGTCAGCGGTGAAAGCGAAGGCGTTCATCTGAGTGCCTAGCGGCTGTTCGTTGAGAACGAAAGCGCCTAGGCCGTAGTACTCCGTGCAGCTGAGCACCGTCGCCAGCGGAAGCCAGTCCGGCGATAGGGTCGACACTCCCCCGTCGAAATACTGCGTATGGGTCTCGGGGAGGAACGGCCCGCAAACGTCGCGTGCCTGATCAGCAGCCGCGAGGATGAAGTTCTGTAGTTCGTCATCCTGCCGCGTATCGGCGGGATTCAGGTTTAGGTGCTTCTTGACGGACAGCAGGTCTACTAGCTGCTCAACGCCTTGCGGACGGACCGTGAATTGATCTTCGCTGGCCCACCCAACGCCGGTTCCCGTGGCAGCCCAGCGGACGAGCCAGTTGCCAGCGGCAGCAACGGACGGGACAACGGCCGTGAGAGCGCCAGAGGGGCCCGTAGCGACCGTGGGATGGGTTACCGCTCCCGTTGGGTCAGTGACCGCCAGAGAGGCCGTCAGAGACCCCGTGGCGGGAATCCCGCTGTCGTCTAGGGCCGTAGCCGTGAGGCCAACGTCCTGCCCCACGTAGTACATGGTCTGTGAAGCCACGCGCAGGCCCCCTATCGGTAGCGTCTGTTCTGTCGCTGAGTCGAGCCCCGGCGGTCATGATTCGCGCCGTTGTGGTTGGGTGCCGGCCGCTGGCTTCCGCGACTCCGTCGGCTCTTGTTCTGGGCGCGTACGCGGCTTCGGCGATGCGCTCTCAGCGTGTGGCGATGTGCCGCCTTCTGGCGCTTCTTTTCGAGCTTCTTAGCGGCCCGGTGGGGAGGCCCGTAGTGCTTAATAGCCATTTACGGGCCTCCCTCCGGAATCACTACTTAGAACGTCGGGGCGACCAGACCGGTACCGCCGATGACCGAAATGGACGCCGGGTAGCGTGCCGCCTGGAACGACGCGTAGTTGTACAGCCGGACGAACACGGACATCTGGTTTGCGTAGGTCTGGGCAAACGCCTCAGCGCGAACGTTGGACTCCCAGAGCATGAGGTCCGCGAGACGCGCGACGATGATCGTGTCCTGGTTAGTACCAGCGCCAAGGTTGGTCGGCAGGGTGGCGTCCACGTAGACCGGTAGGCCCATGATGTAACCCACGAAACCCTGCGAAGCGACCTCACCCGGGGTACCCATCGCGTTGAGCGGACCGCCAGCGTTCGGGACCACCAGCGGGCGGCTCTGACCGTCTAGCGAGGCAACGATCCATGCCCACCGGGTCGGGTGCATGATGATGGTGTCCGGCGGCAGGAAGCGCTTCGTGTGAACCTGCTGGATTGCGCCAGCGAGCTTGCTGTAAAGCAGCGCGAGAGTGGGCGATGCGGAGGTGAACGCGACCGCGTTGGTGCCGGCCAGCGTCAGGATTCCGGTCTGCTGGCCGGCCGTACCCGAGCCACTCAGAACCTGTAGGTTGAGCGACTGCGCATAGGCGGCAGCGAGGTCCCCGAGAACGAGATCGTCCACATTCAGCGGGCTCTGCTCGATCAGCTGAAGGGAGATCGTCTGGCCACCGGCGATGGTGCTGATACCGCTGGAAATGCTGGTCGTGGTCAGGTCGGTCACCTGAACCGCGCTGTTCTGCGTGGTCTGCACCGCCACCGCAGTACCGGTGTTCACCTTCGGCACGTTGATACTGTCGGTGCCCGGCGGTAGCGGGTGGGACGGGGTCAGGTTCGCGGTAATCCGACCGGGCCGAGCGAGCTTGACGAACTGAGACTCCAGCCACAGAGGGGGCACGAACTCACCACCAGCGCCATTCGTGGTGCTGATCGCCCGGAACTCCGGGTCAGCGGCACGGCCCCGGTCGTTGCGGGCAAGGCGGTCGACGGCATCCCGGTCGCCCTTGTTGCGGGCCATGTGGAGATCACGGAAGTAGGACCGGCCACCGACGCCGGAGCGGTAGATCTCAGGCTCGCTGACGACCTTGACGGCCGCGTAGCGCTTCTGCATCTCGCTGGCAGCGTCGTCTGCGCGAACCTGCTCGTCCAGTTCCTTGACCCGGGCATCTAGCTCGCGGATCTCAGTCTCGGCAGCGTCGAACGCGCCGGACTCAACGTCGGTCAGCGCACGGGCCTCGGTCTTCGCGGTGTCGACCAGCGCGGTTAGCGCGGCGGACTTCTCGGACCGCTTGGCCAGTAGGTCAGCGATCATGGAACGCTTGTCCATGGATGTACTCCTAGGTTCTGAGAGTGGGAATCAGTCCTAGGTGGTGCCCCGTGACGCTTGGGGTCCGGCGTAGGTGAGCACGTACCAAATTTGGTACGTGACTAGAGATTGAGCGCCCGCAGTCTGGCGCCATACAGCGAGAGATCCGGCACGCTGGCAGAGGATCGCTCCGTCAGCGCGCGGACACGGTCCGGGTCGATGTCCCGCAGAGCTTCATCCGCCGTCAGGCCGCGAAGTGACGCCCCGTTAGTTGCGGGATTGGCCCCGTAGTTGACCACCGAAACGTCACCCTTGTTCAAGTTGACTTCGGTGATGTCGCGCTGTGTGTAGTCGGGAGACCACTCCTGCCGGAGGACCTGAAAAGCGAAAGACATCTCGTCCACGTCGCCCCGGTCCATGGCACTCTGTAGGTCCCGCACGATGGACGAGTGAGGGTCTAGCTCCGCCTCAACGTGGAGCCCGGTGGCATCCTCTGCGAGCCGCATCGTGCCGCTCTTAGTCCGCGCCAGCGTCAGGCCCGAGTGGTTAATCTTGAACGGCACGTCGGCACCCTCGCCGAGCGTCTTCGTGAACGCGCCGCGCCGGATTACCTCGGTGTAGTCGCCAAGCCAGTCGTTCATTTCGTACGGCGACTCAGTCACGGACGCATAGCCGCGAAAAGTAAGGGTTTCACCCCCGCTGCCGTTCGGGGCGGACGATAGGCCAACCTCCCGGAACGCGGTACTCCGAGTCTCAACGACATTTCGCATTACAGCACCGCCCCCAGAGCGTCGGCCTTAGGCGCGGAAGATGATGCGCCGGTGTCCTTCATTGGTTTCACATTGGAATTCAGCGGAGCCGCGATATCGTCGCCACCGTCGATCGGGCCATAATTCTCAAGCGCCCGAATTTCGTTGGTTGTGAGAATCGCAGCAGCGCGGGCAGCGCCGTACATGGCGTATCGGCCGGCCGTGTCGGTGCGAAGTAGCGCGTCAGCGTTGAACCTCGCTGTGTGCGGCTTCGGGAGCATGGCGGACCACGCATCCTCAATCCGGCCCAGCCATGGCGACAGCGTGTAGGCGAGGAACCCTAGGCCCTGCTGCTCAATGCCGGTTCCCCACGATGTGGTTTTGTCCACCTGCCCAAGCATGTGCGGGGGGATGCCGAACAGCGTGGCGACATCTAGATTTTGCGCCGCCCGAGTGCCCAGAAACTGTGCGTCGTCGGGGGTGACGGAAATAGGCTTCCACTCGGCGCCGCCGGAGAGGACACCGACCGTGTGGGAATTCTTTAGCCCGCCGTGTGAGGCTTCGAAAGATTCCTTTAGCTGTCGGGCCCGTTCCTTGTCCAGATCACCCGGAACGTGCACGATGCCGGTCATGTGGGCACCACTGCCAAAAAACCTCGCGCCAAATTCCTCGGCCGCGAGACCTAGCCCGATGGACTGGCGAGCGTGCGCAATGACGCTGATTCCGGTCGCACTCTCGGGGTAGCACATGCCCAGCAGGTGGACGATATCCCCCGCATCGGCTGGCTTGCGGTCTACTTCGTAGGTCCGTTCGCCCGCTTCGTTGAAAACGCACTTGACCCGGTCCGGGTGCAGCACGCGAAGCCGGGTAGGTCGATGCATGGAATCCCGCGAGACGACAGCGAGATACGCATTGCCCCGCAGCAGCAGCGACACCATGACCTGCGAAAGGCCGGTGCGCCGGGTGGAAAACCGCGTGTCGTTCGCGCCGCCGAAGGGATCCGCCACGATAGCGGGGGCGGGCTCGATAGTCGTACGAACCTCACCGTTGGCTCGGACCGCGTCAAGCGGCAGGCAGCTGACAGCATCGGAGAGGATGCGGACACAGGCGGAAACAGCAATTAGCTGCATCGCTGTATCTTCCGTGACCGGTACGCCGGACGACGTGACAGCAGCGAGCGAGCCATTCGACGGGATGGACCACGGATCGCCACCGCCGGATGGTGCATAGAATCGCTTCTCTAGGCGCCGGAGTAGGCCCATTAGCCGATCACCCAGCCCAGAATCAGCAGCCCAGCGCCGATAAGCAGCATGGCCATCGCGGGACTCCACCCGAGCACAACCGCCGCCAGCAGGCAGAGCACACCGCAAATGTCGGCAACTTCGGAAATTGCCTCGCGCAGTCGCTTCATACTCGCCTCCTTAAAGGTCGGCCCAGGAAAAGAATTCGGCGACTGGCTCGCGCTCCGGTTCCTGGCAAGCACGCTCAAGCGCCATTACGGCGGAAATCGCAAGGTCGATTTTGCGCGGAGAACCCTTGGCGTCTTTCGACAGCCGGCTACCGCGAGAATCTGTGCGGATCACGCAGTTGGAAAGGTGCCGCGCTAGGCGCTGGTCACCGGAATGCGTCAGAGTCTGATTCATGACGCTCTCAAAGAACCGCGTGGTCGCCGGAATCATCCGCGACGGACTTTGCGGGAACTCCACGACCGGCAGACCCTCACCCTCAAGAATCTGATAGGTGCGAGCCCAGCGATAAGGGTCACAGACAATCTCGCGAACCTGCCACTTACGGCAAGCGCGCCGGATCTCGTCTTCCACGTCGATAATGGGGACGGTCCAGTCATTGCCGACGCTGGCCGGCCTTTCCCAAGCGGCTACGACGTCCACGTGCGGAGCCACGTCGCCATTCGGCACGCTGACCACAACAAGCGCCGTGCTGTCATTGTTGAAAGAACCATCAAAACCTAGAACTACCTCGCTGCCGTCCGGAATGGTCACGGATTCGTCAGCGCATTCGTCCCACGCTCCGGCGGGTAGCCAGGCTTGCGCCGTGCTCACCCATTGGTTAAGTCGCTTCGTGCGGAATTCCGCTTCGGGCGTGCGGAGAAC